GGTGATAGTCTCTTTATCTTTAGTAGAAATAAACATGATAGTTATCCTTTCTTACTCAAAAATTTATTCAGTGCTTGAACTCTACGCAATGCTATGTCTGTATGATACCGTACTTCATATAGAGCATTGGCGATAGATACTTCGTGCGCAGGAGCTAGATCAGTCTTGCCTCTGCTAGTAGATTCTCTGCCCATTAGAACTCTTGTCTGAGCTTCCATGCTACTGAGGGCAAAGATCATCTGACCAAGTAGCCTAGCTCTGATAAGGGCAGGAGAGTCTGGCTTATGTTTACCTGCTCTTGCATTTAGTAGACGGGTAGCTGCACGTTTAGCTTCTACTGTTTGACATCTTACTTCCAAACTTCTACCCATCTTGACAGCCATTAGATTGGCATAGGGATAAGTGTTAAGGAAAGAGTATTTACCTCGTGTCATCATGCTACTCTCCTTGGAAAACTAGCGGAAGCTATACGAGATTCACGTTGCATCCACTTAGGCCACTTAGATATTCTTTTTGCTGATTGCTTAAATTGAGCAAGGAATGCTTTAGTCTGTTTACTTGTCATGCTACTCTCCTTATTTCTTATCTTGTTCTTGGTTAGATCTAGGATTAGGCTTAGGATACTCAATGTACTCTTTGAATTTAGCAGCAAGCATCCTGTTGATTATCATTGATGCTATGTCTGGGCGATATTCCATCCTAATAGCAATAGCAGGTAGGGAAAGATTAACTTGCTGTTTAATCCAATCCATATACTGTTTCCCTATCAATGGGTGAATAAAAATATGATCAATGTAATCCTTCAGACGTTTCACATTATCATCATAAACATAGCCTCCACTTGACTCATGATAAGTATCTGTAACTACATCATAGACACCCTTGTTATTAGGGATTGCTGGATTTTGGATAGCCATTTTCATTTCTCCTTTAGGGTTTAAGAATCATCACACTGTCTCTCAGGTCAGCACCTGAGTTGAAATACTCTAGCTTATCTTTCAAAGTATTGCCTTTTATCCTTTGACTTGCGATTGCCTTAGCAATAATAGAATCATTGGATAGGATAGTTACTTTTGTCCTAGCCCGTGTGGACGCAGTGTAAAAGAGTTCACGGTAAAGAGACACAGCGAAGTCTTTATGCAGGATGATGAATACCTTCCTCCACTCAGAGCCTTGAGCTTTATGCACTGTAAGAACATAGCCAAGAGAGAATACCTGAGGTCCGAAGTCCCCGGTAGCAGATAGAATATCTCCTGTGCCGTCCTCGTATGCAACAGTAACAACATGAGAAGCTTGCTGCTTTCTTTCTGCCTTCTCGTCCTCTAATGCTTCCAGAGAGAAAGCAGAGTAGTCGATTGTTATGTCATCAAGAGAATCATTCTGTTCTCCTAAGACACGGACACCGAAGCGAGATAAGTCAGACCCGGGCATTTGAGGTTCCCTACCGAAGTAGGATACATTCTTCTCTATCTTGGTAACTACTCCATCCCTCTTGTTAAACATGATCTTATCTCCTTCTGCAAGATAGACCTTGTTCATGCCAGCAATGATCTCATGAACAATGGCTCTCCTCTTAGCACCTAGGAACTGAGCAATGTGCTTGTTCATATTGTCTGTACCTAATGCCTGCTTGTTCCAAGGAGACAGAATCATGCAATCTTCTGGGTCATACTCTGTTTCTCCGTCAGCATCCTTTATCTCAGACATTGCCTCGAAGAGTTTCTTGTATGCATAGGATAACTTCTCTTGCCCATGCTGCACATTCTGCTTACCCCGAACAACTCTGTAATTAGGAGTCTCTACGATAGGCTTACCTTCCAAAATATTCCAAGCATTCTCTAGAACAATACCCTGATTTCGATAGCCTTGTGTGAGTTCTACTACAGGCAAGGATACTAAGGCATAGTTCAGAATAGAAGGACCAAATACAGGAGGAAGCTGATTAATATCCCCAATGAAGATGATCTGCACACCAGAAGGCAGAGCATCATAGAGCTTAGGCCATAGATCATGAGCCCCAACCATTGATGCTTCCTCTATGATAAGATGAGTTATATCAAGTGGATTAGAAGCATCCCTTCTTGGTACGAACCTGAACTTATCTTTCTTCTCTATTGCATCGAAGTATGTCTCAGGCTCATACTCCAAAAGAGAGTGGATTGTAAGGATATTGTGCGTTAGAGCATCTTCTAGCTCAGGTGACTTATGAATAGCCTTCCTGAGATTAGATGCTGCCCTACGAGTATATGCTACGAATGCAATAGAAGGCCCTGTCTGATACTTCCTATTGCCATCTTTGTCATAGGTTTTGAAAGTAGAAACAGATAGACGCCTATCCTGAAGCAAAGCTTCTGCTACTGCACGTTGCGTAGTAGTCTTGCCAGTACCTGCTGCACCAATGAGTACATATGATTTACCAGCCAGTGCCATTTCTTTGGCGTGGAGCTGCTTCTCATTGAGTGTGATACTAAGACTGAAGCTTTCTGCTTTCGCAGCTTCCACTCCTTCCTGCTTATCTTCTGCCTTTGATGTAATCTGTTCGTCTTGCGGGATTTCATTTACTGTTCCTTGTATTTCATCTTCATAGATAGTAGCTGCTACTTCATCTATGAAATCATTCTTGTCTACGATGAAGTCAGGATTGTTAGTAGCTTCTTGAGCAAATTCATTATAGTCTGCAAGCTTGGAGAGAAGGACAGGTTCTAATCTACCTGTTTCCAATTCTTTAGCAGCAAATGCTTTCTTCTTCAGAAGATTCTGAATGAAGATAGAAGCTGATGCTGTTTCTATGATAGTAGAGTGAAGGGAGTTTATCTCTTCGTTCATTTCTACTATCTGTTGTTTAATGCTATTCATTGTTGTTTCTCTTTTCTATTATTCAATATAGAGTCATACAGTGTCTGCCAGAAGCTATACCCTTCTCTTGTCTGTTCCCACACACTAAAAGAAATCATAATATCTTCTGCCGACTTATCGGATAAGACAGTATGCATATTAGGTGTTGTCTGGGCTAGGAGACTATCTATAGTATGTTTAGGGATACCTACTGCTCTCAGTCTTGCATGAATGATGGCAATTGGAGTTGGTATGATGCTTGGAGTAATCATTTTAAATTCCCCTCTCTTTAGCTGCCAAGATGTTATACCAGTTCATCCAATATTGGATTCCCTCTTTAGTAGAGGCCCATATCTCAAAGCCCTGCACAATGCCACTACCCTTTCTTGATGCTAGTTCCCTGAGCTTATCTTCTGACTTCACTGTCTGATTAAGCAGGTTCATAGTAACAGGGAAAGGCACTTTAGCATCTAAGAGAGTTTGGATTATCTCACAGATATTATCCTGTGCTTCTTCATATTGTTTATAGTTCACAGAAGATTCTCCAATTTAGCTTCTACATTAGAAGGCAGCTGATTGAAATGAGCTTTAGGGGCTCTGAAGTCACGAATTACAGCGAAGCGGCCATAAGTATGTTCTTGGAAAGATACTATAGCTTTCAGTGTTTCCTGCCCATGCTTGATTCTAACTGAATCATAGACGCATTGGTAGATGTGGCCATTATCTGCTCTCATTGTCTTAGGTGGAACTAGGAGAGGGATAATCATATGCTGAATGAAACAATGCTTGATAGTAGGAATCAGATTTCCTTCCGTATCCATTACAGTGAATGAGGGCATTTCATCTTCTTTCTCTTTAGGAGATGCTACTTTAGCAGAGAGGAAAGTATCAGTTGGGATGATAAGAGTTTTATTCATTTTATTCTTTCTTTAAGTTTAATTGTTCTGATGTTTCATTGAGAGGGCAGCAGCTTCTAATGCTTTCTTTGCTCTGATCTTATCAATGAAAGACATTACCTTTACTTGCTCAGTGCTGGCTGTTTCAGTAGAATTAGTATAAGGAATGCGAGAATCTATTTCATTAGAAGCAGTCACATAGTAATCAGGGTCAGACTCAGATAGAGAGGAATCTATTTCATTAGGGGAATCATTAGCAGTTTGGTAATTGCCTATGGCTTCGCCTTCTTCTATTGTCTCATATCCGCTTATAACTATCTCTTGCTGTTCTGGGTCATCCAGATCTAATTCTGTTTGTTCTGATTCTATTACATCATCTAGGCAATCATCCCCCAGAAGATCAACTTCATTCTTTAGAAGTTTATAAGGTTTCTTGAGAATAGCCACAAGAGTCTTAGCTTCAGAGGAAGTATAAACTTCCATCTTGCTTACTATTAAGAAAAGCATAGAAGGATCAATTGTCAGAATAGCATCTTCAGTAAAGACACTCTTAAGCAGGGAGAGAATCTTAGAGGAGATAGTCTCATGTTGTTGTATTGTTTTAAGAATCTCTTTAGCAGTCTTAATATCTGCCTTGAGTTCTCTTTGCTCTGCCCACTTCTTATTCTGCTTAGACCAATCTTCTTTCTTCTCTTTCTTCTTCTGTTCCTTCACATAGACAGGACGCATTGTCTTATTAGGCACAGTATCGTAGAATTCATCCTCTCCTTCTAGATAGTCTGAAACAGTAGGAAAGTCTTGAGAATAGACAACAGATGCTACTAATTTCAGCCACTCTGTCATTCTGCCTTCTATTGTTCCGATAACCTCTGCTGATTCTAATATGAGGGAGAGTTGAGGTAGATAAGTTCTATTCTTAGAATGAACGTATTCTTCAACAAAGAGAATAGCATTGATAATGCAGTCTTTACCTGCTGTCCTGATTACTGCATTCTTTTGAGCAGCATTATCTGCTGGCTGATACCTAAAGAGATTATATTCATTTGTCAGGACTAGGAGAATTCCTGCAAGAGTTTGTGTATCCATCTTGCGAAGATAATCTAAACCTTGTTGTGCTATCCCTCTGCAATTAGCAAGATCACCTAATGGTGAAGCCCATATTAGGACTCTTTGTGGAATCTTAGGAATATCAATTAATGAAGTTATCCCTGAAATAGGACAATTCACTGTGACTCGTTCGCTTCGCTCTGCAAGAGTAAGATTGCGGGATACTCTTTGCCTTTGTGCATCTAATGCAATGTGCTTAGCTTTCTGCATCTTCAGATTATTAAGGTTTGCCTGTTTAAGACTTGGCTTGCTTACTGCATTCGCTTTAGTTTGTGGTGTATTCATAATATCTATGGTGTTTATGGTGTATCTATAGCCCCGAAGGGGTGTTGCGTGAAAACAACAGTTAAGGTATTTCCATGCCAAGTAAGTATAGCACGAATTCCCCTGAATTTCTCCATTTAGCCCGAAATTTTTTATTCGTTTGTCCCCGTATGGTCTTTTTAGCCTTTATACCTATTGTACGGGGTGCCAAGCATTATTGGCTAACACTCCCATTTCTAAGAGATAGAATAACATCTTAGTATAATCTACTCTGTCTTATTAAAGGAAGGCTATCTGTGTCTTATATGTGTAGAAAGAGATTTTTTAAAAAGATAATTAATTACTGAAATATTCTTTCCAGCCCTATTTATTCCTTGAGCGAAGCTCTAATCTAGAGAGGCTCTGTATTCTATCTATGGCTATCAATAGAATGCTTAGGAAACGGGTTAGTAGTCTGGGATTCTCGCCACCCCCCATAAAGGGTATAAAGACCATAAAGGGTAGAATCGAGGAAGGGTGAAAAGGGGAAACAGAGATTAGGGTTTATCCTAAGAAAGAAAGTTAGAATCCGTGCTATACTTGGAACAAGTCGAGAGAGTTAGCAGATAGAAGGAAGTAATAGGAAAGCAAAATAGTTTCCGCAACATCCCGAAACTCTGCTACAATCAAGACTGATTCAAACGAATCAAACTGAATTGAGGGATTCCCCTCAGACCGACTAGGCGGTATCCTAGAATTAGAGTAAATGGAGTTAGATCATGCAAACGTATCAAATGGAAGTTTCTAAGACAGAGAACAAAAAGTATGTCAAAGTTGGCGAAGTTGCAGTCTTCTATCCCTCAGTAGAGGAAATTGCAGGCTTCGCGCAGAATCCCAAGGTAGTCAAAATGGGAGAGGATGGAGTGCCCGAGTACGAGAGTGCAGAGGCTAACTGGCTGCAAACTGCTATCCTGTCCTATGCCAAAGCGAATGCACGGAATAAGCTTGTATCAGGTTCTATTGAACTCAAAGACGGCTTGAAGATTCCAGAGACTTGGGCAGAGTTCACCGCTGAAACTGGCCGTAGTGGCGAAGCACTTGCTATTATGCGTGAAGCAAAAGCAGAGTTTGCAGAATGGATTGTCAAACAAGGCAAATCCGAAGCTGTCACGAAGGTTTTGATCACGTTCTTTAACAATCGTGCAGCATTGGAATTGCAAGCATCTAAGAACAAGATCAAGATGCAAGAGTATGTTGAGCAGTTCGCCGAATCCCTCAGTGAAGAGAAACTTGACCGCCTGCAAAAGCCTATTGAAAATGTGATTGCAGCTTGCAAGGATGTTGTTGTTGATCTTGAATAAGAATCATTCTTGATTAGCATCTAGCAAAAAGAAAGCCCCTTAACTGGGGCTTTTTTACGTCTGGATTTTTCTATCTCTTATCGGGTGGGTTCAAAATCATAAAGATCAGGCAGATAACACCAAAGATAATAACAATCATTCTCAATTCAGATAGTAACATTTTGATTTCCTTTGACGTGGATTAGAAACTAGAAAGACCAATGATACGAAGCATTCTTGTATTAAAAGCACAAGCCCCAATAGCCCTAGGTGCACGGCCAAAACGCAGCATATAATATGTCTTGAAATCTACTTTCTTCCTGAGCAGTCGAGCAGCTTCATATTCTCCAAAGGCTTGGATATTGGATTGAATTTTCTCAGATGTTGCGAACATGATAATTTCCTTTGTGAAGTATGAAAACAATAGTGATTAGTAGGTGAAGCCAATATGCAAGACAGTGCCACGTTTAACGAAAATCTCTCTATTCATATCATCGCAATCCACTAGGCTGTAGGTCTTGCTAGATGCATCATAGTCGCCTCTTGTGTAGGTCTTTTTAGCATCAGCTTTGCGGCGTACATACTCGCCCTTTGGGATAGCTTGCACAGTGGCGGTATTGGAAACAGTGGTGATATTAGCCATGATTAAATCCTTTAATGCGAAGCCCTCAGAATTCGGGGCTTACACTATATAAGCATAATAGAATCGTGCCAGCTTTTGCTAAGTCATTGATTATAAAGGATAAAATAGTTGATATTTCTTTCCATGCCGCATTATGATACGCACCTGCCTTTATACCTAGATGCTTATATTCTTATATGCTTATATTCTTATATCCTTATATGCTTACTTATCCATACAACAGATAGCCGGGGGGTATCGGCTTTTTTCATTCTCATCGGGCGCGCGGGTATCAATAGCCTCATTCTAATTTTTCTAAATTTTTCATATATCTACCTTATTATCTTTCATACTGAAATACCATATTCCCATCCTCCCCACTCCTCTTTAATACCATTCTCTCCACTCAATTTCCACCTACCTGCCCCTATCTCCCTTATACTAAAATGTACTATGCTCCTCTATATAACCACCTCCCTCCTTCCTCTTAGGAGTCTACTATGAAGAATAAGATTCTTAACTATCTAGCAAATGGCCTCAAAGGGTCTCAAGTGGCTACATTAGTAGGGTGCACCCCTGCCTATATTTCTCAGCTCCTAGCAACAGAAGATTTCAAAGCTGAACTCCGGGCTAGAATGCTAGATAATCCCAATACCCCAGATGAAGCTCTAGAGGATAAGTACACAGCTGTGGAACATTCTCTTATCAATGCTGTGCAAGAGGCTATTCCAGGGGCAGAACTTCCTGCTATTGCTAGAGCTTTAGAGACAGTAGCTAAGATTCGGCATGATCGCTATATCAGAAAGAATCCAGTAAACGCTGCTCCTACTGTTAACATGCAATTTGTGCAATTAACAATGCCAGCTCATGTAATAAGGAATAATCCTGTTATTGAATTGAATGATAAATCAGAGATTATCTCAATAGATGCTAAGTCTATGGCCCCACTTGCTTCTGATGGTGTAAAGAATCTCTTTGATGCCATTAAGAAGAAGAAAGAAACCCAAGAAAGATTGGAGATTATATTATGACTCCCACTGCTCCCACTATTCCTATCTCTGCTATCCCTACAGTGGCAGAAATTCGTGCTAAGATTCTTGCTGATGCACTGAAGAATATGTTCTCCCCTAAGACAGAAGATAAGAAAAATGGCTGAACTCATTGAATCAGCTAATGAATCAGAGCTGCGTAATAATTCTGATTCATACCAAACACAACTTGTCAATGTTAGACCTGAGGAAGCATTAGAAAGAGGTAGGCATGACCTAAATTTCTTCGCTGGACTTCTTATTCCTCAGGTTATGATCTCAGAGTTCCCTGATTTCTATGTTGGATTATTTAAAATCCTAACAACAAGGGATGCTAAGAGCCTAGGGAAGATTCTTCGCTTCGCATTAGGCCTTCCACGTGCTCATGCTAAGACTACTTTCATTAAAGTCATCATCTGCTGGCTCATTGTTTACGATAAAATCAGCTTTGCTATCATTCTTTGTGCTAATCAAGACCTAGCTGATGAGCTTTTAGGTGACGTACATGATATGCTATGCACAGAAAACGCCAGACTGATCTATGGTGACTGGGAAGAACAACTAACAACTGATGCTAAACAACTTAAAAAGTGTTTCTATCATGGACGTTCTGTTATCTTGGCTGCAAAAGGTGCTGATACTGCTATTCGTGGTATCAATATTAAACATCGTAGACCTGACCTTATATTTTGTGACGATGCCCAAACAAAAGAGAATGATGATTCCCCAACAGATCGTCTTAAATTTAGAAAACGTCTAATTGCTACCTTTAAGATTATCTCTCCCATAGGAGACCGTCTTATTGTTTACGTTGGTAACATGTATTCTGAGGAATGCATCTTATTTCAGCTAAAGAACAATGCTTCTTGGATATCTCTGATAACTGGTGCTATTAGAGAGGATGGGTCAGTACTTTGGCCAGCTCTGCATTCAATGGAATCCTTAATGGAGTCCTATTACCATGATGAAGCTTTAGGGGAAGCTGATGTATGGTTTGCAGAGATTATGAATGATCCCATATCTCGTTCTTCCTCTCTCTTGCAGGGTATTCTACCTGAGTTCCAAGGAGATGAGGAGAATATGATACCTGATGGAGTATTTATGACTATCGACCCAGCAGGATTCCGCTCTACATCAGATGATAATGTGATCTTTGTCCACTATGTGCATGATGGCAAAGGCCACCTAGTTGATATGGATGCTGGAATACGAGATCCTGAGCAACTTATCATGCAGGCCCTTAGAATGGCTATAGAGCATGGAGCTTCCCTCATAGGCGTAGAAGAAACAGGTTACCAGCAAACACTTTTGTTCTGGCTTACCAAGTACGTAAAGGAGTGGGGTCTGCAAGGTATCCATATAGTACCATTGAAACCTGCTGGACGTAGTAAAGAATCTCGTATCCGATTGTTCGTAGCCGAACTCTATGCTAGTAACTATTATCTGTTCTCAGCTGTACGCCCTAGATACGTATGGCAAGCCATGAAGTACAAAATTGGCAAGAAAGATAATAGAGATGACATATTAGATTGCGGCGCCTACGGACTTGATGTACGAAATGAATACTGGCATCTAGTAAGAAACTTGAAATCCTCTGGGCAATATGAAATGCCTGCTTTAGTTGAAACAAACAATACACCTTTCTAAGGAAAACAGTATGGCTACCACACCACAATCTCCTACCAATGACAGAGTTATGAAGCTTTCCTTCCAAGCCCAGAAAGCAGTATTAAACTTCTCTCAGGGTGTTCTGACAGCCCATAATCAGAATACTCAGATGTTTGATAAGATGGATGCTATTGATGTATCTTATGCACGCTACAAAGCAGTAGCTAATACCAGCGAAGGAGGAGTAGATGCTTCACGAAATCAGCCATGTGGTAACGTATTTGATTCAGACGATGTTACACCTCCTTTGGTGGTTTCTCAAGTTGATTCATATACTGCCTACCTAGCAGATGTTTTCCTTTCAGGTTATCCTCTGTTTCCTGTAGTATCTAATCCATCCAATAAGAAGTATGCAGAGCAACTTGAAACTCTATTGGATGACCATGCTACTCTGGGTGGCTATGTTCGTCAGCTCCTTCTGTTTATTCGTGATGGCGTAAAATATAACTACTCTGCTATTGAGACAGAGTGGGATTCTATTGATCAATTTGCTGTCGTAGGAGACTTTGAGAATCAAGAAGGCAGGAAGGTCAATAGGAATGTAAAATCATTCACTAAGATCAAACGCTTGAATATGCGTAATGTTGTGCGTGATCCTAGCGTTGCTGTAGGAGATATTGCAGAGCAAGGAGATTATGCTGGTTATGTGGAGATGATCTCTAAGACCAAACTCAAGACTCTTCTGAACAAACTCACTAAGCAAGGAAAGGTATATAATGCAGATAAAGCTATGGCTGCTTCTGGCTCTGCTTATACAACTTCTCCTTCTTTTTCTGCTAATTATAGGGAAGACCCTCTCATCTCTGATTACATAACGAGCCCTAATATTGGCAAAAATGGTGTAAACTGGGATGCTTACTTTGAGCCTCAGGCAAAGAATACTACTCGCAGTGCCTCCTATGGAGCTATGTACGAGAAGTTCACACTGTATGCTCGTATTATGCCAGCTGACTTTGGTATTGGCGCACCCCAGAAGAATACACCACAGATTTGGAAGTTCGTTATCATTGGCGGAAGTATTCTTATCTGTGCTGAACGTATCATCTCTGCCTATGATTATCTTCCTATCCTCTTTGGCCAGCCACTGGAAGATGGTATGCGCGACCAGACTAAGTCAGTTGCTGAAGGTGAGATTCCTTTCCAGAAGGCTGCTGCTACTCTATTCAATATTAGATTCGCATCGGCCCGCAGAGCAGTCTCTGATAGAGCTTTATATGACCCAGGGTTCATTAGTGCGAAGGATGTAAACTCTAAGGGGCCAGCTCCTAAGATTCCTGTACGGATTGGCGCACTCTCCACTAAGAAACTCACTGATGTTTATCATCAACTACCTTTCGATAACAGAGGTATGGAGAATGTGATTGGGGATGCTCAGATGATTGTGAACTTCTCTAAAGAGCTTCATGGTCTTAATGGTCCTCAGCAAGGTCAATTCCAGAAGGGTAATAAGAGTGTAACTGAGTGGTCAGATACTATGGCAGGTTCAGATAATCGTCTGCGTCTCCCAGCCCTCTGCCTAGAGCATCAAGTGTTCTCTCCATTGAAGTCTATTCTTGCTTTGAATATATTCCAATACGGAGAGAATACTGTTGTAATTTCTCAGAAGACTGGTGATGTAGTTACTATTGACCTTGCTGAATTGCGCAAGCAAGTCCTAGCATTCCGTATAGCTGATGGCAGTACACCTAAGTCTAAGCTAGCATCTGTAGAAGCTATTTCTGGGATTCTTACACTCATCTCTACTTCTCAGATCTTGCAGCAAAGTTATGGTCAGATGCTTCCTGCTATGGTTGCTCACTTGGCTCAGTTGCAGGGTATTAGAGGATTGGAAGAGTACGATCCTAATGCTAAAATGCAGCAGCCAGCTGGGTTACAAGCAGCCCCTCAAGGATTATCTGCTAATGCTTTACAAGCTCCTCCTGCTAATGTTAATCCTGCAGCAGCTCCTCAAACAATGCCAATGATACCTGGCACACCGTGAGATATAAGAAATGATAACCAAGATCTTCCCTGATATTCAACTATCAGAAACAGAACAGGACATAGTGGCTAAGTGCCTTACTACTCCTGCAGTAAAGAAATACTTTCATTCACTGGCTCATCAGAATGGACAAGATATTGTCTTCGGTGAACCTGGCCAGAATGAAACAGCAGAATCGTATCTGCGCAGGCAAGCAGCTGTGCGAGGTCGATTAGAAGTACTTAACACACTTCTATCAATTGGTGATTCAGAAGAATCAATCTCTCTTTAATAATATCTTTAATCTCAGGAGTTTCTCATGGACTTTTCTAAAATGAACCCTTTTGCTAACAAGCAACAACAACCGGCGCCTATCCAAATGACACCTAACGTGCAGAATCCTAATCAGTCCCAGCAAGGCAATCAGCAGCAAGCTAATACTGGCAATGGTAATGGTACTCCAACCGCTACCCTTCCCAATAATGCCAATGGCCAACAAGCTCCAGCTGACCCTCTAGCTCCATTCGCGAAGATGTATGATACAGTAGCGCAGCAGGATACCGCACCTCAATTTGCTCTGGATGAGAAGGCTCTTTCTACTGCTGCAAGTTCATTAGATTTCATGAAAGGAATAGACCCTCAACTGAAGGAGCGTGCTATGACTGGAGATGCTACAGCTATTATGGAGCTCATTGCTCATGGTAGTCGTCAAGCTTATCAACATGCTCTGTCACATAGTTCTACTCTTACAGGTAAGTTTACAGATGCTCGTGAAGCATACAACTCAAAGAGTTTCAGCGGTAAGGTGCGTAATGAGTTAACAGTCAATGCTTTGACTGGCACTCCTAATTACAGTCACCCAGTAGTTCGTAAAGAACTGATTAGAGTATCGAAGGAGATACAAGCCCAGAACCCTGATGCTTCCCCGCAGGAAGTAGCAGATCAAGCTAGGCAGTATCTCACTGAGATCAGTGGGGCCCTTAACCCTACTAACACTGCTCAAGAGCAGCAAAGCAAAGGAAAATCCGTTAACTGGGATAATTACTTTGACAATGACGGACAAGGTTCTTAATTCTTAGAATCTTCTATTTTTATTCTATCTTTCTAAGGAAATCATCATGGGTCTCGCAACTGGAATGTTCAATGCCAATACTGGCAATCCTGCTGAACTCAATGCACGTTCATTCGCTGCACAGATTCTTCGGCGCTATCCCAATGGCTCAGCTCCATTGTTTGCTCTTACTTCCCAGTCGGGTCGTAGCCGGGCAAAATCTTCTACTCATGGGTACTTCTCTAAGACCATGACTTTCATTAACCAGACTCTGGCAGCAGGTGTTCTGATTGGTGCTGGCTCTATCGTAGTGCCTTCTTCTGTTGGTATCGTACCAGGTATGCTGATGTATAACACTCGTACCTTTGAGATTGTACGTGTCACAGCTGTTCCTGATGCTGTTACTCTTACTGTTACTCGTGCATTTGGTCGTGTCGCGGCAGCTGCTATGAACATTGCTGATGTACTAATTAACGTAGGTACTGCATTCGAAGAAGGTTCTAATCGGCCTACTGCTCGTCGTCTGTCTACTGAGTATGTTGGTAACTTCACGCAGATCTTCCGCAATGCTTGGGCTCTTACTGACACTGCACGTGCTAGCTATGCAGAAGCTGGTATTAGTAACATCGCAGAGAATCGTGCTGATTGTTCTATGTTCCACTCGATGGATATTGAATCAGCCATTATCTGGGGTCAGGCTAAGATGGATACTAGCGGTAGTACTCCTATCCATGCAACACAGGGTGTTCTGGATGCTATCGAGCAGTATGCACCAGCTAATAGCAATGCAGCAGCCGGTACTACTACCTTCGACCAACTCGTTACACTGTGTGAGCCAGCATTCCAGTATTCTGTGAATGTAGGTAATCCTAAAGAGCGTGTTGCATTTGGTGATTCCACTGCTATCAAAGTGTTGAATGCTGTTGGACGTAAGTCTGGTCAAGTCTACATGGAGACTACGCAAACCCAGTTTGGTATGAAATATACCAGTTTCCAATTCTATAAGGGTACTATCAACTTGGTTGAGCATCCTATGATGAATGGTCTGGGCTTGTCTGGCACCCTGCTGATTATGGACATTCCTGCTTTGAAACTGGCCTACATGGATGGCCGTGATACTGTACCAGAAGAATACGGTATTGGCCCAGGTAAGGATACAGATCCTACTGGCCTTGATGCAGTAGGCGGTTCGCTGACAACAGAGTGTGCAGTGGAACTTATCAGTCCATTCAGCTGTGCTGTTATCACTGGCCTGACTGCTGCTGCCTGATCTTACTAATCAGTTCTCCCACTAATTAGGGAACCCCCTCTAGCTTCTACGGTACACTCCTGCCGAAACAATAGAAGTTAGAGGGGCTTTTCCTCATCTCTTTCAAGGATATTAAAATGAATGCTCCCCTCTCACTTAAAGATAAGCTTGCTGCTTCTAAAGAGGCTTCTAAAGATGAAGCTAAAAAAGAAGATGCAGATGCTATCAAATCTCTGACAGCTCCTGAAGGTGCTTATCTTGCTGTTCGTATGCAGCAGATCATCAAAGCTGATGGTTCCAAGATGAAGCCTGATGCTCATGGTTTTTATATTCCTAAAGATCAAGAAGAACTTGATTTGCTGGAGTATTTCGAGAAAGCCAAATGGAATTCTGTTGTTAAATGCTAATCTAATTAGCTAAAGTAATAGAGGAAATATCATGAATTTCACAGAAGTAGTTGCTGAAGTGTTGAGTATCGTAAAAAGGCCTGACAAGATCATTCGTATCCGTCAGGAAGTGAACGCAGCTGTTAATTTCTTCAGCAGCAATCAGAACTTTTCACGGGATATGTTTGAGCAACTACTGGCTGTGGCTCCTACAGAATATACTCAAGCTATCCTATTCACATCACTTCCTCGATTTAGGAAGTTTAAGTATATTAAACGCGCAGGTACTAAAGAGTATCTTGAACCTCTATCACACTCAGAGATGGGAACTAACTGCGATACTAGGGATAAGTATTACATTATAGGTTCTGGAATAAATATCTCAATGGTCTCACTGGCTGCTAATCTAGATATAGGCTATTTCCAGTATCCTCCTACTCTTACAGATGCTGCTCCTACCTACTGGATGTTAGAGGGTGGCTGGCCTATGGTTATGAATCGTGCTGCTGCTAAGATCTTCGCTGATATAGGAGATGATGCTTCTGCCAAAATGCATGAAGGTTACGCTCGCATTGATTACACTGCCTTCTCAGATGATACACCTAAGGAGTTGTAATGTACCCACCAGAGTTCACTGAATTAGTAGCTGAAGATCGTAGACTCAATGACAGACTAGATGCTAACTCTGTAGAAGTAAAAGCTCTTAAGCATCAGATAACTGAACTTAGTGTGGCTCTAAACACCAATGCTAGCCAAGCTAAAGAGATAATTGAACTCTATGCCAGCATTAAAATCTTCTTAGTAATGCTGGTGGCTATGGAAAAAGCAGCTGTATGGGTTACCAAAATAGGCGCAGCTGGGGTAATAGTATGGGGTGTATGGAAGTTCATAATCTCTGAGACCTTAATGAATATCAAACTGCCCAAATAAGAAAGAGGGTTAACATGACAGCTTATACCCCTGCGTATCTGTCTAGGATACATGATAATTCTGCAGCATCATTGTTTGCTCCTTTGATAGAGGGAGAACCTAATGGTTTCGTAGATAGGACAGAAGTTACTCTTAGCTGGGATAATGCTACTAGAACCTTCACAATAACTCCAGTAGGAACTTCTTTTCGTATCTATAGCAATAGCGTACTCTTTACCATTGTAGGGGCTAAGAGTATTGTTATTGCTAATACTACTGGAATCCATTATATCTACTTTGATGTAACTGGTACTTTAGTAGAAACTACTGTATGGTCAGATGACATAGTAGCTAAATGGGCTTTTGCTGCTCACCTCTATTGGAATGCTACCACATCTAAAGCAGTTCCTGATGCAATGAAAGAATTGCATGGAATAGAAATGCCCGCAGATGTGCATCTATATCTGCATAATTCTAAAGGCACAGCTTATCATAGAGATGGTGGACTTCATCCTTCCCTCTTAACAGAAGAATCTGGTGATCTAATAACTCATATAGAAGTCGCAGTAACAACTGGTGCTATATGGGATGAAGATGTTAAGCACATTATTGCTTCTAGAGCAATTGGTGATGTTATCCCTGTTCTTTATAGGACGGGTGCCCTAGGGGATTGGACCTTTGATGAAACCAGTGCTGCTTTTGCTAGAGTAACTGGTACTGGTCGAGCTGCTTATAATCAATGGACTGGTGCTACTTGGCAGCTGACTGAGTTAACCAATCTTGATTTCTGTTTAATGCATCTATTTGCTATCCCAGGTATAACCAAATCTTGGATGCTAGTAATGGGAGCTAACAGATACACTACTATAGTCGCTGCTAGGAATGCTGCTCCTACAGAATTGATAGGTATAACTGGACTCCCTCTGCTGGAGTTTAAATCTGTAGCTAGTTTCATTATCCAGACGGCTAATAGTTATGCTAATGCAGTAAAATCCAGATTCAGGGAGATAGATACTGGGATAGATTTTATTGATTGGAGATACTCCACTACAGGTGGGCAAGGTAATGGTGCTGCTGTCTTAGCTAGCACAGATGCTCTACCTGAAGGTGTAACTAATCTCTATTTCACAGAAACTAGAGTACGTGCAACTCCTCTAACTGGAGTAGCCATATCTCCTCCTACCACGATCTTAGCTACTGATTCGCTTCTAGTGGCACTGGGTAAATTACAAGCTCAGATGAATATAGTAATACCACCGGGTATAGGATCTGAGATGCTCTTTACTGTGGATGGTAACATAGTATCTACAATAGCGGGTGAACTCGTTTATTCTTCTTAAGGATTATCATGGCTCTTCATAAAGATATGACAGGTGCTAATAACCATGTTACTCATTCATGGTCTCCTGCTGATGCAGCTGCTCGTACTGCTATCAGTGTAGTGGCTGCTGATGTAGGTAAAATAGCACTGCAATTAGATACACAAATTCCCTATATGCTGGTAGATGATTCTCCAGTTGTATGGCAGAGCCTAGTTAATGCAGGAGGTAGTAGTACTCCTAGTGGTTTTAATCCCATCATCAACTCTACCTGCTTGATATCTCAGCGAGGTACTAGCTTTGCTGCTGTAGGTCCTACATTAGATATGTGGAGGACAATAGCTTTAGGTACTGGTGCTACTGGATTTGCTGTGGCCCAGACCGATGCTATTACCCTTGCAGGTCTCTCCTACCCTTTCAAGAAACTATTGACATGGGACAGAACAGCTGGAACTACACTATCCACTATTGATAATCGCATAGAGGATGCAAGAACTTTTGCTGGTAAGACGGTTACTCTATCTTTCGATGCTTACTGTGCTACTGGTACAGTTGCTATGGGATGTAGATTAGATCAATACTTTGGCTCAGGTGGGGCTCCTTCTGCTACTGTAGCTAGTACACAAGAGTCTGTTACTCTTACAACTACCCCACAGCGTTTTACTAAGACATTTGCACTAGCATCAGTAGCAGCTAAAACATTTGGCACGGCTGACGATTCGTCCCTTCAGATAGTATTTGATTCCCCAGCTGCTGGTGCATTTGGTATCAGAATGACAGGGCTGCGTTTAGATGAGGGTTCTGTAGCAGGTGTATGCGGTTATATTGACCCAGCTACGGAACTTGCTAAATGCAAAAGGTATCAACCATCTATCTCAGGTGCAGGTCCTATAAGTACTGCATGGTGTTCCTCTACTACTACTGCTTTCGCTGAGATACTGTACGTAGTAACGCCACGAGTTAAGCCTACTGGTATCAGTGTTATAGCATCATCACATTATGGTGTATTTAACTCAGCAGGTGCTTATGTAACAGCTAGCTCTGTGGTATTTAATGATGCTAGTCTTACATCTGGACGTGTATTAGTAACAGTAGCAAGTGGATTAGTTGCTGGAGCTGCTACTGGATTTAGATCAGATACTGCTGGTTCTCTTCTCTTATTTACAGGATGCACATTATGAGTAATTGGATTTATGCTGATGCAAAAAACAAAGTAGTTGTCCGTACAGCACAGGATGGCTCTAGCGAGTCTACCTTAGCAGAGACACTAGCGGAGGAAATAGTAGGAGGTTTAGTTATTGCTCCTTTCGTTCCTCCTGATACTACTGAAGATGATATTCTTGCATTGGAGAAACAGATAACTCCTAGAAGAATAAGAGAGGCTATTCTCAGTAAGGATACCACTTTCATAGCTTCAATTGATTCTGCTATCGCAGCCAAAAGGAAAAAACCATGAACTACGCTAAGACTATTGCAGCTATCATAGATAAAGAGAAAGGCTATGTAGATCATCCTTCTGATCGTGGTGGACCTACTAACTGGGGTATTACTCAGGCGGTAGCTAGGAATTATGGCTATCTGGGTACTATGCAGGATATGCCTAGAAGTGTAGCTGAAGGTATCTATATGATGCGCTACATTATGTCTCCTCGCTTCGATAAGATTGCTGCCATGTCTCCTCTTGTAGGGGAAGAACTCATAGATACTGGTGTGAATATGGGGCCAGCTACTGCTTCTATTCTCTTCCAGCGCCTTTTGAATGCCTTTAATGCAAGAAGTTCTAAGTATGCTGATCTATTCGTAGATGGTAATGTCGGACCAGCTTCTATGGAAGCCTTCAAGAAGTATCTGGCATGGAGAGGCCCAGAAGGTGAAGCTGTAATGGTAAAGGCTCTGAATCATATCCAAGGTGCCCGGTATCTGGATATCACAGAGAAGAATGAGAGTCAAGAAGATTTCTTCTATGGCTGGATTAAGAACAGAACTTAAGAAAGAACATCATGGATCCTTTTACCATTGCCCTAGGATTAGCTCAGTTTGCTCCTTCTATTATGCGCTTCTTTGGAGCCGGAGAGAAGAGTGCATCTGTAGTAGAAAAGATAGTAGGAGTGGCTCAGAATGTCACAGGTGCTTCTACTCCTCAAGAGGCATTAGATATGCTTCGTATGAATGTAGAGAAGCAGCAGGAATTCCAGATGGCTATCCTTAAGCAGGATGGTGAACTAGAAACTCTTTATTTAGCTGATGTGCAGTCTGCTAGGATGAGGGATGTTGAATTAGTCAAAGCAGGGAATCATAATTATAGAGCAGATAGCATGTACATACTGGCTGTTCTTATTATTGGTGCACTTGTCTATGCTGTACTCAGATCGAATCTGGACGAATATGCTAAAGGTATAGTAACTCTAGTACTAGGTCGCTTTCTTGGTTATCTTGATAACATCTATAACTTTGAATTCGGCACTACTAGAAGTAGCAAAGTGAAAGATGACACTATCAAGAGTCTTTCAAAGGAGACTAAGTAATGGCTACTACTTCTGTTGAAAAAGAGATTTATCCGTTATCTACTGAGGATAATAGGTCTATCCCACTTGATGTAATACGGCCTCTATCTCTTTTGAAAGGTTCAATTGCAGCTACTGGAGCTACTTCAATCACTATCCCAGTTGGATGGAAAGTAGCTTCTTTCTTTTCTAATGTAGGATGCTTTGTGCAATTCGCAGCAGCGTCTCTTCCTACTCCACCTACTCTTGATACTCCTTATGCAGACACTTTGTGGGTTCCTCCTAATTTTGTAGTTGTATCTACTGTACTTGAAGGAACTGCTAGAGTGGTATCAGCAGAAGGAGTTGCTGGTTATCTAATCGCACAGCATGTGCAAAAATGGGCAGGTATGGCTCTTCGCAGACAGATATCTAAAGTCTAATCCTCTATAATAGAAAGAATAGTATGGCACAAAAAGCTACTTTCATTGACATCACTAGGACATATCTTCCTATTGATCCTAATAGTTTCCCTGAGTCTATGCACGCATCGGCAGGAGAATCCACGCCAGAGAATCGTATTCCAGTTATGGCCTATAAAGGTTATAATTTCCTGCCTACTTCTTATGGATACAAGAGTTATTTCGGAGTAAACCAAGATATAGGTATTGATGCTCTTACTGCTAGGGTGGATGCCGTATTTATCTTTCAGAATCAAGCCTATGAGAACATTCTTATTGCCCTCACTGATTCTGGTATCTGGACTAAGATAGGAAGTACTGCTGGCGCATGGGTTAACACAGTTCCTATTGCTCCTGATCTGAATCCTAATGTTCATTATGAGTGGACACACACTATCATAGCTAATACTCTGTATTGCTATATGCAAGGTCAACCTTCTTATCAAAAGATAATCACAGACACTACTCTTGGGGTTGCTATTACCTCCATAGTTCCTAGCTTTCTGAATATGACTGCCCAAGTAGGTATATTCAGAGCAGCTGGGCGTCTTGCTTTCTGGGATTCTGATGATAGCATAGGCTGGTCTAATCTGGATGATTTCGCAGACTTTGAACCTTCTCTTGAAACACTTGCTGGCAATGCTAAGTTTGCTGATATCCAAGGAAGAATAGTAACAATTCTACCTCATGGTCCTGGCTTCATTATTTATGCTACCAAAAGCATAATCTATATCGCTCAGAACATAGAGAATCTGTATCAATGGAAGCCAACCGTCATTCTTTCCACAGCTGGTATTTCTTATCCACGACAAGCTGCTATCTCTTCTCCAGATACATTACATTTTGCATATACTACTGAAGGTATGAAGAAGATAGATAGAGCTCAACAAGAGACTATAGTACCTGAGGTAACTGACTTCTTAAAAGAGTACCTTGATCCAGTCTACCTTCGTGTATTAGAGGGTAGATACCTATTCTTGGAAATCTTGGATGCTGCTTACATCGTAGGTAATGTACAGATCACAACAGAGGATGTTCCTCCAGTAGATTATGTATTTCCTGGTACTAATTTAGATATAGCAGTATCAGTGCCTGTGTCTGAGGGGGCTCAGTGTATTACTCTAGCTGGTATGGATTCTGGTGCATTCCAAATGGGACAACCTGACCCAGTAGATAAGAAGCCAGGTACTACTATGCGTCCAATCTGGACTTGCTACCTATCCAATAATGGTATTAAAGACCCTGCTAATATTGTGTGGGGTGCTGGAGTATGCCCTACTGTAAATCCTAATGGAGTGGAAGTTAATATGAGTCCCAGTGGTATTACTACTGGAAGTCTTACTACTACTTCTGCTAATAAAAGAGCAGTCACAGGAGCTGAGGCTTACATAGATGGCATATGGACAATGGAACGTTTTGTTCAAACCCAGACTGCTATTTGGAAAGCAGAGGAGGATGCTCTCAATTCTTATATAGCTGCTATCAAGAATAGGGCAGCCATAGATCAGAAGATAACAAATGCTATCTCTTGTGTAGCTGTACCTATAAGTAGGTCTGAATGTACTCTAGGTAGATATGTATCAGAATTTGCTGGGCCTCAGTTTGGCTATAGTGCTTGTCAATTCTGGCTTACTCGGTATGCTATAGGAGCAGTAGATTTAGTTAGGGTTAAAGCTAATGATGCTACTTGTAGGGATACAATAGAGAC